AACCGAAGCAGCCACGCCAGACAGCTTGATCAGCGTAGTCAGGCCGCCGTCTGCCGTCGCATAGGCGCGTGCATCCCCGACAAGCGGGATGGCGGTCACGAGCGAGCCGCTGGCAGATGTCTGAGCTTGCGCCGATCCGGACAATCCCGCACCTGGAGCGGTGAGCGCGCCGGACGCCATCGCGGCTGCAATCGCCTGGCCGGACAGCGTGATTTGGGTGGTGAGGCTACCCACAGCGGCTGCGACAGCCTTGGCATCGCCAGATAGCGGGATACCGGTGGACAGCCCAGCCGATGCTATGGCCTGGGCCAGCGCAGAACCGGACAGGACGATCTGGGTGATAAGGTCGCCGGTGGCCGTCGCGGTGGCTGTCGCGTGCCCGGCTAGGGGGATGGCAGTCGAGAGCGCGCCTGATGCCGTGGCAATAGACACCGCCGCGCCCACGAGCGGGATGGCGGTGGTGAGCGATGCAGAAGCGGACGCGGCAGCATAAGCAGCGCCATTAAGAGCAGCACTACCGCCTCCGCCTCCGGTCGAAACCGACTCGTTGATGTACCCAACCCCAGGCAACAGCGCCTGCCGGGTTCCGGTTTCATTGACATACCCTACGCCGGGGAGGAGTGCTTCGCGCGTCACGACACGACTGCCTTGGGATCAATGTAAATCACTTTGCTTGCCTTAGCGATTTTCACCTTTGGCACGAAGTATCCTTTCATCTGCGGCGTGAACGTTAATACGAGCTTCTGCTTCATCGGCGTGGTCATGCCGGTCGTCGTCCAGGTAGCAGGTGAAGAAGGATGATCCGATGGAGTGGTGATTGCATCCGCAACGGCATTGCTTATGGAAGTGCCGATAGGATAGAGCGAATTACCAAGGAAGGCGCCTTCCATCCAAATTTCGTCGTTGCGAAAGGCAAACAAAGTGCCTCCTCCCTGACCTGCTGCCACAGAAGTATCGTGGACGAAATCGACCGTAATGGTCACCGGACTTCCGACTGTATCGATCCACACAGGCATGACCGGAACTTCCAGCAAGCTGATTGGATATGCCGCCAGAGACGATGTGCTGCACTTGAGGCTGTAGGTCGTAGTGCCATCCGATGCCCCACCAGACTTGACGATGGTGGTCTCGCTTACAATTGATCCGGTGCCGTAATCTTCCCAAATGCGGTAATTGGTATTCGTGCTGTCGCAGAGATGCATCCGAATAGGTGCGGCATTGACACGCCCGCGTGTGCCCGTGGTCAGCGCAACACCGGACTTAACTCTACAGCGGCTGAACAAGACTGGAACATCTTCTTGTGTGCCTATGTTAACCAGCGTGTTGACGGACGATAAATCCGAATTTTCGACAAACACGCGATTCCCTGCGGTTGAAGGCGCGAGGTCAACTAATGTAGATGGAGCCGTCCCAGCAAGAACAAGATTATTGAAGAAAATATTGCCTCCCTGACAGCGAATCCTATTGGATGAAGACGCGAATGACAGGATGCAGTCATTGAAATAATGATGCCGTGCGATCGACGCACCATAACCAATGGCAATCCCAGAAGAACTCGCTGAGAGACACGTGAACTTGCATTTGTTCCAGAGGTGCGAGCCGTTGGTAGCGCTAGCATCAAATCTTATGACTGCATAAATGTCGGTATAATTCGCGCCGCTTCTGAATTCGATGCCGCTCACTAGCGCCCCATCGCCGCTGTTCAGGCTTATGACATACGTTGAAGTCCCGTTGTCGCCGTTGATCACCGGATGTGCAATATCTGCCGCTGAGACAAGTGTTGTGGGTGGCTCCGCCGAATCGTCAACAGCAAGCACTTTGCATCTATCAGGGATGTTGTATGTTGTGGTTGCGGTGAGCACTTCGTTGTGAGCCTGAGACACATACACCGTGCCATCTGCACCGGCAGCGCTCAGCGCAGCAGCAAGCGTCTTCTTTGCGAGTGCCCACGAAGCACCGCTGTTTGAATCCGATCCTGTGGTCGAGCGGAGATAGATGATCGCCATTTACGGAGCCAGAATCTCAGGAATACGGGATGCCTGAAGCAGACCGACGGATACCAGGTAATTCAGCCCTTGGACGGTAAGCTCTCCCAAAGGCGGCTTTCGGTACACGCCGCCCGGCTTGCTCAGGAAATCCAAGAAGTCGGCAATCACCGGATCAGTCTCTGCTGCATTGCGAATTGCAACCCGTTCTGCAACCGTGAACCTTCGCAGAAACTGCCGCTCCGTCATCGGAATCTCAAAGTTCTGCGCCTCTGCCTCGATGGCGGCACGGGCGTCGATCTCTTTCCCGATATTCTCTGCTCTCGCCATCAACACGGCGTTGATGTCCATATCAGGATCGGCTAGGTACACGACATCATAGGTCTTGCCGTTGTGGTCCGTGTGCTGCTCGTGGACGCTGATCCGTCCGTCCACTTGTGGCACGGCGCTCAAGATGGTGCTATTGACGATCGGCATTTTGCTCTTCCTCAAGCGCACGGATGCGCGCGAAATACTCCGCGGCAGTCTCGCAATGGCGGGGTTGTATCAGGTCAAGCAACCTGCACCCCCAGTAATAGAGCCATACCTTGGTGCGGCTGCGCCCCCACCTGGCGCTGATGGTCTCGCCACGCTCTCCACCAAACAGCCCATTGATGGCGATGTCGAGACCAAACAGGAAGTTCCAGATCGGTCTCATCGTTTACCTCCATCGTAGCGTTTTGCCATCCCAGCATCGACCATCGCCTGGTTGACGCTGATGGCATCACCAGGCAAAAACACTTCGGCAAGATAGCGGCCAAACTTCTCGCGCCGATCCTTCTGCGTCTTGATGATGATCTCCGTGCCTGCGTGCAATTTGTCCGCAAGCCAACGCGAGGCCGCTTTCCCGGCTTCCGTGCTCATTTCCGGCGCATCGATGCCGGCCAGGCGCAAGCGCATGTCCATGCCCACATCGAAGCCCAAGTCCGCGCGGCAATCGATGGTATCGCCATCGACAACCCGGAGCACCGTCGCACGGTACTCGTACATCAGTTATCGTCCTGGAAGGTAAGCGCACCAGGCGCAAAGCTCGGCGCAGCGTCGCCGTTGTTGATTGTCTTCGGCGTAGTCAAGTTGCCGTAGATCAACAGATTGCCGCCGGTCGCGGCATCGAACAAACCGAAAGCCGTCACCGTGCCCCAGTTTGCCGTCGGAGCTGGGAAGGTGATGGCGACGTTGTTACTGGTCGTACCGCTCGACCCGGTGGACGCCGTGGTGCTACCCGCGCCTTGCGTCCCCGCCCAGTTGGAAAGCGTACAGGCGACAGCCACACGAGCATAAGAGCCGCCAGACACTTCCGTGCCGCCGCCTGCGTCGGTCGGTGCAGTCGTGAACAGACCCACATACACCGTCGAGGGCGGGGTAAACGCCTGACCGCGCAGCAGCCAGTCGATGATCTTGTTCTCCAGGTAATCAGTCATTGCGGCCATTTGCGTCTCCTTTCATACTCAGTTGCTGATAGGCTCTCACTACTTGCTGGCATCGCCCGAGCTGGGCGACGACTTCATCGGCTTCGCTGGCGAGCTCGACAAGAAATTCAGCAGTCTGTTGAGAAAGTTTGCCTCTCTCGCCTGCATCACATCCGCAGGTGGCGGGGGCGGTTCCGGGCACGGGGTGCGCATCAAGGTAGGGGGACCAGGGGTCGCGCAGGACGACAGTGCGAGCGCGCAAATCAGCGATAACGCGGTCTTTCTCGGTACGCACATGGGAAATCTCCTTTTGATAGGCGTCAGAGGCCGCCACCATAGCGGCCTGGGCATTGTGCTCCATCGCGCGGATGGTCTCATGCGCTTGTGTCAATGCCTGGTTGGCAGCGGCCATGGCCTGAAGTTCGCGTTCCTGCCAATAGGCACGCTCGGCTTTCTGCCCGGCACGATAGGCCGCAACGACCATCGCCGCCATCAATGCCGCAACAGCCAACGCGCCGAGCAGATACATCTGAGCAATGCCGCGTTTCTTCATGGTGCGTTCTCCACAAATTCAGCCACGCGAGCCATCCAGCCCTTTGCGAACACCGCATTGGCTTGGCGCACGGTGATCACCTCGCCAAGATAACGGATGCGCTCGGCAAGCATCTTGCGGTACAGCCACGCGTGGTTTGTGTCCTGCACAGCCGCCATCGTAACCGGCCCCAGAACGCCGTCCATGGCAGGACCGCCAAGTGCTTTCTGGAGAAGCCTCACGGCGGTTTTGACCCCACTATGCACCGCGGTGTCTACCATCAGGCCACGCAGCGGCTCCGGTAAAGCGGCGAAACCTGGCTTGTCGATGTAAAGCGTCCGGTAGATGCGTCGCGCCTCCTCAACGGTCAGCGCCTCTACGTCATCGGGCGTAACCGGACGCCCACGCCACGCCGATAGCGTAGCCTGCGTGATGCCGTACTTCGTCGGGCCACCACGATCTGCCGGGTGATCCACATAACCACCCTCGCGGCGGATGATGTCGTCGATAACATCATCCACGGTCATTTGCCCTTCTCCTCCAGCGGCTGAGTGGTGATCCAGCGCAGGAAGCTGATGACGCCATAGAGCACGATACCGGCCAAGGCGTAGTCGTCCGCCGTCAGTTTGATCTGCAACAACTTCTCGATCTGCGGCGTCGCGCCCACCAGCACGCCTAACAGCGCGCCAGCCCAATGGGTGCGGCTGCGCCAGAGGCCGCGCAGCTTGCGCTTGAACTCAATCCCCATCAATCGGCACCTCGTAAAAAGCGTTGCACTCCTTTGCATGCGGAAACCCAGGCATGCCAAGTTCGCAATGCGGCGGGATGAGCACTTGGCCGGTCTTGGCGTCAATCTCGACCACCAGGTCCACGTCCGTTGCCATGTTGTGAATGCACCGCTCGCACAGATTCATTTGACTGCCGCCTTTGGCACGTACAGATCACGCCGCATCTCGATCAGCTCCTGGCGAACTTGCGCCAGTTCATTTTTCACGGCAGCGATCTGCTCGCTCTGCTTGGCATCGCTGACGTAAAACCCGACGACCGCCACCATAATCCCCGGCAGTGACTGCTCGATCAGCCGCGTGATGTACGGCCGGCCTCTCTGGTCTGACATCATCAGACCAAGATACGGGACGTATTTGGTGAGGTCGTGCAAATCGATCATTCCGTGCTCCTCTGCGTCAATGCTCCCCAGCAGCCCATCCTTTTGCTTGTCCACTATTCCGGCCCCAAGTCCCTCTTTCTGCGCTTTCGTCAGACTGGATTCGGAACAGAATTGCAAAGCGTCCGTTCAGCTTCCACCCGATTCCGGCTTGCAAAAAGGCGCGACGGCAAGCGCCACACCAACGCAGATGCACGAAAATCCCAAACGGCCACAGCAGGCGAAGGTAAAACACGCCATTACGGAACAGGCTGCGAGTGCTGCAAGCCACTCCCGTGCGGATGGAGAGAGCCGAGAAGGCAGGGCGATCAGCGCTTTCAGGATTCGCGCCATATTCGACCTCCAAAATCGGCTTGATCGACTCCACATGCAGGCACAGGGGCCAAGCATTGAGAAGCCTGTCCAGCCACGGGCGGTTGGGGTAGTGGTACTCGATCGTCTTCACACCGGCCACTCCAGAGGCGGTAGTTCGGCCTCAAGCTCTTCCCACGTCGGCACTGGGCGCTCACCAGATTGCACGGCATTCATGACTTCGTAGCACTTCGCCCAAGTCGCGTCTCTCGCCTGCACGCAATATTGGCCCTCGGCGGCGAACTTCGGATTTGTGCTCGTCGCATAGGTGCAGGCCGAGAGGATGCCATCGTACCCACGGGTGCGGGCGAATGCGTCGAGGCGGGCTTGAACTTTTGCCGTAAACTCAGCAATGATTTCTTCCGGCGTTTTAGGCGGAGGAGGTGGGTTAGTGAATGTTTCTCCGTCCCATGTTGCACCGAGCTGTACCCACTCGGGCGCTTCGACGAGCGTGTAAAGCTCGCCGTAGCAATCGAGCGACGGGACTTCCCACAGATCGGCAACGATGCCATTCTCGATTCGAGCCGCTCTCATCATTCGAACTCCCAAATTTCGATATAACCGGAACCGCCAGAGCCGCCGGTGCCGGAGTAGTATGCCCCGCCACCACCACCACCAAACACGCCGTTACCGCCGTTAGGAACGGCACCTGAGCCGTTAGCTCCACCACCGCCAAAAATGACGCCGTCACCGCCCATGCCGCCGAATCCGCCGTAGACGGATTCGCCCCATTGTCCGGGAACATTGATGTCTGCGCCGCTCGCCGTTCCTCCGCTGCCTCCGTAGTAAAAAGTGCCACCGCTACCACCTCCGGCGGATATACCGGCGATCGTCGTTGTGCCGCCATTTGCCCCCGCGCTGCCACCAGCGCCAACCGTGTATGCGTAAGATGCTGCTGGGGAGGTAATAAATGACTCGCCATAGCCACCAGCGCCGCCACCACCGCCACCATAGGACCCATTGCCGCTGCCGCCGCCTCCGCCACCACCGATTGCACGAATCAACAGTCGTTTGACGTTTGCTGGTTTGGTGTAGGTCCCACTTCCGGGCGTCGTGATGCGCACGATGTTGACTAACCGACCAGCAGTGCTCAGTTGACGAAAAACACGATCTCCACACAGCACCGTATCTGCGTTCGCCGTCCCGCTGCCGAGGGCGGATGTGGGGATGTTGGAGGGTGATGTGCCGGTGAGGTTCGTTGCGTTCGTGGCGTTTGTCGCGTTCGTGGCGTTCGTCGCATTGTCAGCACTTGCTGCCGCCTGTACTTTGGCATCGGCCAACGTCATGACGTCGAGCCAGGCCGTGTTCGCGGCGTTGCGCATCTTGAGCTTGCCGGATGTGGTGTCGGCCCAGAACTGATAGGCATACGTCGGCGATGGTGCAGTCGGGCCGCTGTTCTGGCTGACGATGGCGGCGAGCGCCGCGTTGATGTCGGAGAGGAACGATCCGCCAGGTTGATCCGCGATGTTGTAGTCGTGCTGTGCCATTGCTCAGTACCCCTTTGCGATCCAGTCGAAAGACCGAGAGACCGGATTGCCGGCAGAGTTGCGGAAGGTGATGTCAAAACCCGCATTGCTGCGGTTGGTGATCTGGTAGTAATCGCCACTGGCCATGTTCTCGGCAGTAATGGCCAGTGCCTTCAGCGCCTTGAAGGGTGGGCTGAAGGTGATGGTCTTCGTGCCAGCGCCGGAGATGACACCTGACGCCTGCTCGATGCGGTCGGGCATGTCGATGGTGACCTCCAGCTTCGGCACGCGGATGGAGTGCGTCAATGAGGCCGTCTCCAGCACGAGCCGGAACTGGAAGCCGCGCGCCGTCCAGTCGGCCACGGAGAAGCTTTGCCATGCCGACCACGTGGGCGAGCCCGCCGGATCGTCGTTCGTGGTGCGCACGTAGAGTGTCGCCGTGGCGTCGGTGATCTGCTGCCCGACGATGCTGGGCCACAGGCTCACGTTGTCGGTGCGCGCGCCGATGGTGTCGGCCTCGTCAATCGTCTGCACTTCGAGCAGGGCGGTGAGACGCGAGGTATAGACCGCGCCAAGGTCGATGGGCTCGCTCACCCATTCGCCTGATGCCGCCACGCCGCCCAGCAGAGACAGGCGCGGCCAGGTGGAGACGTTGCCGGTCTGTTGGCCGATGGTCTGGCTGCTGTCGAGGCGCAGCGCGCCCTGGTCAACCCATGTGCTGGTGCGCGCGCCAACCCACGCGGGTTGAGCGATGAGCGTTTCGACGACGTTGAGCGAGATCACGTCCGGCGCGTCGGTAATGACCGAGACGGCGTTCACCGATTCATTGCCGGAGCTATCCACCCACTTGGCGAGATACGTGCCGGAGATGAGCGGCAGCACGGCGCTGGTGGCCGAGCCAGGGATGGCGATGCCGATGTCGATGGCGTTCTGCCAGCTTGCACCGGTCGTGAGCGGACTGTGCCGCACGCGCATGTACCCGCCGACCACCACGTCGAGGTCGGGCGCGGGGTCGAAGGTCAAGTGCGCGTGGCCTGAAATGGCGGCAAGCGCCAGGCCAGTTACGTCAGCAGGCGGCGCAGTCTTGCCGTAAAGGATGCGCACGAGCGTGGCCGGTGCGCTGCGACGGCCTAGGGCGTCCACCGCGCGCACAGAGACTTCCCACGTGCCCGGCGCGGCGGGTGCGATCTCGATGGCGGGCGTGGTGATGGTCTGTGTGGATGGATTGCCGCCGTCAACGCGCCAGGAGACTTCGTAACCCACCGCGCCCAGCACGGCATCCCATGAGACCTCGGCGCGCGCGGCGACCACGCCCAGCGCGGCCAGGTAGAGCGATTCCGAGATCGTCAGATTGGTGGGCGCATCCGGTGCGGTGATGCCGTAGGCCGTGGTGCGGATCGGCTCCAGGACGAGGTTGTTCTCGATGGCGGCGTATTTGTCCGGTAGGTGGGCGAGTGCCGTGATCTCGACGATGCCGGTATCCACTTCCTGCACCGCGACCACCCGCCACGTGGTGGGCGAAAGGTCGGAGGCGGCCAGCACCCAGATGGCTCCAGACAACGGCGCGGCGGAGAAGGCGGGCGAGACGGCAAGCACGGTGTGGGTGCCCACACCCGTGGACACGGCGCGCGTCTCCACCTTGCCATCAGGCAGCATGCAGGAGAGACTATAGGACTTGCCCGCCTCGATGGTCACCGGCGCATCGAGGGTGATGCTGGCGCTTGTTGCGGCCTTGACGCGCCCACCGAACCGGACGCCCGCGCGGGAGGCATCCTGGATGCGGATGATCGCGCCGGGATAGACCAGCGCGCCATCGAGCCCGGCGCGGAAGGTAACCGTCTCGGTCTCCATGCGCTCGGTGTAGAGCAGCCAGCGCCCGATTCTGTGCGCCTGTCCCCGTGATGTGCAGCCAACGGCCACGATCTCGGTCTCGCGCACGCCCCATTGCCGGATGCCTTCCACGTCCTCGACGTACTCGATTTTCTGCCTGTACATGTCCGCCGGGTCGTTCCAGGTCACCAAGGCGACGGTGTGCCGCTGTTTGACCGAGCTGCCAGAGTACGTAAACGTGCCGTCGATGACATTCGCTTCGGTGAAAAGCGCCACCGGATCGGCAGGCATGTCGGCCACGGCGGTGATCGCCCCCTGGCTCCACCAGGCCATGCCGCGGAAGATAGCCGCCATCTGCTGGAGGACGGTGTAGGCTTCCTGCCGGGTCTGCAAGTAGAGATTGCAGGTGAATCTTGGCTCCATGCCGCCGAAGCCGTCCGGCACGAGCTCGTCGCAGTAGCGCCCGATCTCGTAGAGCGCCCACTTGTCCACCTGACTGGGGTCGAGATAGGCCCCTAGGCCGTATCGGGTATTGGTGAGCAGGTCGTAGAAGCACCAGGCCGGATTGTCCGTCCAGGCGATCTTGAAGGTCCCATCCCAGATGCCGCTGTAGCTGCGGGTGGTCGGGTCGTAGTTGGTCGGCACCTTGACGCGCAGCCCGCGAATGTCATAGCCACGGCGCGGGATGCGGTTGAACTGCGCTGCGTCGATCTGGATCGCCACCAGGGCGCTGTTGGGATAGCGCAGCTTGGCGTCGATGATTTCCGTGTAGCTGTCCCAATAGGTCTGATTGCGCAGGTTGGACTGGGTGCTGTCCGGCGTGATCCGACGCACGCGCACCTGCCACGGGCCGGGAGCAGGCAGGTCGATGCGGTAGCTCCGCTGATAGCGGCTTGTCGTCTTGCCGCTGATGGTGTCACGCTTGACTTCCTGCCAGCCTGCGCCGTTGTTGTTGATGTCAATGGCCAGCTCAACCGACGTGCCGGTCAAGTCGCCGGTTGATGGGTTCTGGTAGGTGAGCCCAGGCACCGAGACGGTGACGCGCACGGCGGAGAGGTTGACGTTGCTGATCGAACGCACCACCGGCGTGCTGGCCTTGACCTCGGTGGCCACGGCAACCTCGGATTCGACCGCCGCGAAGCCTGGGATGTGCGCCTGCGACTGCGTGCCGTTGCGGGTGATGACAGTGACGCCAGAGAAGTTGTCGCTGCCATCGGCGGCCTGCAATGGCGTGTCGTCCAGATAGATGGACTTGAGCCCATCGACCAGCCCCTCGATCTCACCCTCGGACACGCAGTCGATGACGCGCGCAAATGCGCGGCTGCGCAGGCTGTCGGGCGCTTCGGTGGGGACGTGCGACGAGCCGCCACCGCCGCCCTTGCCGCCGCCTCCTTTGGCGCCACGGATCCGCATCAGCTCGCTCATGGCGCATACTCCTCGGCGACCATCCCGGCACTGATGACCTGGGAGCCGACGATCAACCGCCCGTAGCAGACCGGCACGGGGTTGCCTTGCGCGGCGGTATTGACCGCGCCGTCAAAGACGTAGGAGGGCTTGTTCTCCGGGCGATCCGGCGTGCCGGGTGTCTTGGGCTGTGGCGCCAGCATTTGCGCGACGCCACCGAGCACGAGAGACAGGCCGATGTTGGCCACAATGGACGATGCCGAAAACGATAATCCGGCAATGAGCGGTGTCGTAGGCAGGAAAAACGACACGCCGATCAGTGCAGCGCCCAGGATGACGCTGCCCAGGCCACTGCCAGCGCCCGCCGTCACCGGCACGATCTTGATGGCATCGCCCGCAGGAAGCGCGAGCGTGTCCAGATCGCGCGGGTCTTTGCCGACCAGCACGCGGTATCCCGGCCTGGAATGCGCCAGCATATAGGCGCGAAAGCCGGGGATCGTCGCGCACAATGCGCGCACGGCCTCGGCGGGCGAGCGTACATCGTAGCGATGACGTCTGCCGAAACGCTTGCCAAGATGCCCGTAGAGCAGCACGCTCAGCATGGCGCAGTCTCCTTGAGCAATCTGCGGTGGCGCAGCACATGGGTGGTGACATGCCGCCAGTAGCCACCGTAAACGTCCCGGCTAGACAGCCGACCATGGCAGTGGTGGATGAGATGGCCGTCGGCGTCGATCACACCGGCATGATTGGGCACGGGAGCGGCCACCTGCATGAGCACCACGTCATGGGCGCGCGGGCCGTCCTGGACGGCGACGAAACCGGCGTGCTCGAAGTTGTCGAGGTAGAGGTTGCCGCCCTTGAGCCACCAGTCGTCCTCGCGCGGGTAGTCTGGCAGCTCGATGCCACACGCCTCGCGGTAGTAGTCGCGCACGAGGGTGTAGCAGTCAAGCACGCCATGCACGAATGGCCGCCCGATGAGCGGCGCGCGATAGCCGGACGGCGTGATGACGCGATGCGCGCCGGTGGGGTGATTGACGATGAGCCATGGCAGTCCGGTTTGCTCGCACATCACCCGATCCGCCTCAGACGGATCCGGCGGCAGGTAGGGGTGACTGTGGCAGACCGCCACCACCTCGCCCCTGTCCTCGGCCATCGCCTGGTCCTCCGGGTGGATGGCGAACTCCGCCTCGCCCGCGATGTTGCGGCAGGGCATGTAGCGCAGCCGGCCATTGACGACCACCGCCAGTCCGCAGGCTTCGCGCGGGGCTTCGCGGGCCGCGTGGCCGCGCACGGCATCGAGGATGGGTGTCAAGTCGATCATCGGATCAACCCCGCCGCTGGAAAGCCGCCGAAGGGCAGCTCGCCGTACTGACCGAAGCGCAGCTTGCACGATGCTAGGCGCTTGCCGCACTGGTCGAGCGCCATGCTGGTGGTCGGCTGATCGTTGATGTCAGCCACCGGCCCGCCGGTGTAGCCGCACTCTGCCGAGCGATAGCGCCAGGCGCACACGTTCTGCACCACCTGCCGGCGCGGCAGCATGACCCCGGCAAGGTCGAAGGCCGCAGACAGCTCGAACTCCACCACCACCTTGTTTTCAACACTCTTGCGGTCGATGAACCAGATTTCGCGGTCGATGAACTGGTTCGGGTCTGCCTGCGGGTTGCCGGCGGCGAAGTTGGCGGCATCCAGATACTTGACGAAGGTGCGCGTGCGGGTGAGCTTCGCGCCAATGATTGACTCCGCCACCGCGCCGATGAGGCCGGTGACATTGGCCACGGCGAGCTTGGGTCTCGGCAGTGCTCCTTGCCCGCGACGCTCGAAACCTGACGCCTCAATGGGGAAGCGCGTATAGGTCTGCCCAGCCCACACGATGTCGTTGCCAAGCTCGTTCGGCCCGTGCGGGGTGAAGCGGAACACGTCCGCACCGCCAATGACGGTGGTGTCGAGCTCGTAGAGCTCAACAATCGCGCCAGGCGTGAAGGACTGGATATCGGCGCGGACCGTCATTCGAACACCTCCTCGAAGGTGCAAGACAGCTCTCCGGTCCTCATCCCTGTATGGGGTGTGCGCGTCCATTCGCGGCACACCACGCGGATGGCCGCGGTGGCCCCGGGCGCCAGCCAGTCAAAGGCCTCCGCCGCGCCCCGCGCGCGCAGGAAGGCCTCGATGGCATCGAGGTCCGCCGTCTCCCGGCTGAAGGTGAGCGACCAGCGCGCCGCCTGCGCATTGAGGCCATCCACCACCCGCTGCTCGTAGCCATCACCGAACCGCGCTACCTTCACCCTGGGGGTGACGGTCTTCTCAGCGGTCTTGGGCGTCCAAGCAAACGTCGGCATGGCTCACACTCCAGCGAGCAGCCCACCAGGCCGCTTTTCCTCGATCAGCACACCACGCACCGCCGCTGCGATACGCGCCCCAAGGTCACGCGCACTGCTGGCATCGCCGCTCACCCTGGAGCCTGATGCATCGACCGCGACGTTGATGTTGATGCCACCGCCGCCGCCGAAGGCTTTGACGCCCAGCGTGCCATCCGGCCCACGGGTGAGTGGCATGATGGCCTCCGGTCCGGCCTCGCCCATCACGCCACCACGCGCAAAGGCGAAGAAGGTCGGCCGGTCCACAATCTGGTTCCGCCACTGCGTCACGCCACCAGGTGCACCGCCTTTGGCAAAGGGCCATAGGCTCTTCAGCCAGTCCAGCGCCATATTGCCGAGCGGCTCGGTGACGGTCTTGCGGAGCACCATGCGCGCCAGGTCCTGGGCGAGACCACGCAGCACGTCGGAGAACCGCTTGCCGCTGAGGATCGCGTCCTCCATCGCGCTGCTGAACGTGAAGCCAAACTCACGGGCAATATCCGCGTTCTCCTTGATCTGCTCGCCAAACCCCATTGCCGCGTCGATGGCCTCATTGATGCGGAAACGGGCTTCCGTGGCCTGATCGGCAGTGAGCCGCCCTGCGGCCTCGAGCTCATCAATCTGATCCAGCTCGCGGCGATATTTCTCCACCGGGTCGATGAGATCGACGAACCGGCGCCGAACCGCTTCGATCGCGTCCGCTTCCTTGATGAACTCGTTCCAGGCCCGCTCGATGGCCTCCTGCCCCTCTTTGAAAATTTCGCGATCGAGGTCATTGACCGCGCGGAACTGATCCTCGATGAACCGCGCAACCTCGCGGGAACGCGTGATAAAGCTGCCCGAGCCGAAGACATCGATGGGCGGCTCGACCTTTTCAGCGGATCGCGCCTTCAGCTTTGGCGCAGGTCTTTCAAAGCCCTTCTCCTGCTCGCGCAGCATGTCTTCCACCGTGATGCGCATGCGGCCGAAGCGCTCCAAGTTTTCCTGCATCTGCACCCACTCGATGCGCTTCTTGGTGCGCTCGATGGATCGATCCAAAGCGCGCGTGTCAAGGTTGTGTTTGAGAAACTCCTCGCGCTGTTCGTTCAGCTTGCGCAGGTCTTCCGTGAGCTCCTCTATGCTCTTGCCCGGACGCATGGTGCCGAAAAGGGAAAGCGCCTCCCAAAACCCGCCGGCAAGCTTTTTCCCTTCAATGAATTGTTCGAGGAGCCCGTTGAGGGTTGGCAGCGCTTCATTGGCGATCGCCATGCCAATCCCGCGCAGGCTGGCGGAAACCCGGGTGAGGTTGTCATTGAAGCGCTCCGCCGCTTCGGCCATGTCCTTCGAGAGCACAAGCCCCAGCGCTTCCGCCTCCTTGCGCATCGAGGCCAGCCCGGCCGAGCCCTCATTGAGCAGGGGGATGATCTCGTTCCCGGATTTGCCAAAGAGCTTCACGGCAAGCGCCGTCTTGCCAGCGCCATCCTCCATCGCGGCAAACTGATCCGCGATTTGCATGAGCACCTGCTCGGAGGTGAGCCCACGCACGTCGATACCCAGCGCCTCGAAAGCGTCCTTCGCCTCTCCGGTGCCGCGCTCGGTCTCGGCCATGTTGACGGCCAGGCGCTTCAGGGCAGTGCTCAGCGTCTCCAGGGAGACATCGGACAGCCGGCCAGCGTATTCGAGGGCGGAGAGCGATTCCACGCTCATCCCGACCCGCTGGGAAAGCTTGTTGAAGTTGTCGGCGGCGTCGATGGCGCCCTTGGTCATGGCGC